TCTCGATTTCGATCTCAATGTCGGGTGCCTCTGGCACGCCCAGCCCAGGCAGGGGCGGCACGCCCGTCGAGTACAACGCTTTGTCAATGTTTGTTGCCATGATGGGCTCCGGAGTCTTGGGGTGTTAGGGTTGGCGCGTGGCGTCAATAGTACGCCGCACGGCGTGGGCGATTTAGGGCGTCGGGGTCACGCAAGTCGGAGGATAGACTGATCAGCCCCCCTTGACGGAAGCGTGCGAGGGCCATCGAGGTGCAGTCAACCATGTCGTCGTGAGATCCGAACGGGAACGCTACGCACTGCTCAATCACTTCTTCAGCCCACCTACGGCCCTCGGGGTACCACACCATGCCACTGCGGATGATGTCAGCCACGGCGCTCAGGCGAGCAACCTTGTCCCCGGTGCCCCGGTGAGGCGTGAATTCTTGCACGGGGATGCCCATGCGGCGCAACTCTTGGTACAACGGCGTGCCGTTGGACTTCTTCTCAACGATGAACGCCTCCGGCTCCCACTCGTGGTACTCGCGGATAGCGAGGTCTTTCAGTTCGGGGAATTCGACTCTGACGTTGATGGCGTTCATGAGGATGATGTGCGGCTCACCATTGGTCAGATTGTCATCGCTGAAAATGCCCCAAGTCAAGAGCGACGTAAAGTCAGCACGAGTGCTTTTTTCTGCCGCTGCGTCCAGCGTCATGATGACGAAGTCACACTGCGGCGGATTGTCTTGTTTCCAAGGCTTCCACCAATCCCGTTGAATGATTGCACCCTGCTCCCCTGTCGGGTTCTGCATGTATTGCGCGTTCCACTGGAACAGCGGCATAGACGCTTTGGTGCGCTCCAAAGCGTCAAGATCGAATTTCTCCGGCCAGAGGGCTTTTGGTCCTGAATTAGTGTCAAGAATGGCGGGGAACTCAAAAACTTCGTACTGATCCGCCTTGGGATTGTTGGCACCGTCCTTGATTAAGTGCCCGATGAGGTCGTCTTGGTGCCAGCGGGTGTGAACAACGGCGATTCTGCCCCCTGACATGAGGCGAGTTCTTGCGCCAAAAGCGAACCATTGATAGGTCTTCTCTAATTCCTCAAAATTTCCCGCCAAAAGGTCTTGTTCGGAGTGCGGATCATCGACCAAAAGTAGGTCAGCACCACGACCAGCGAGGGCGGCACCGACGCCAGTAGCAAAATACTCGCCTCCAGCGTTAGTTGACCATCTTCCAGCACTTTTTGAGTCTTGCGCAAGGGTGATGGCAGGAAAAACGGACTTGTAGCGCGGATCTGCGATGATATTTCGCACTTTTCGACCAAAATCGACGGCAAGATCGCCGGTATGCGACACCATCAGCACCTTCTTATCAGGGAATTTGCCCAAAAACCACGCTGGAAACAACGTGCTGATGAGGTGCGACTTGCCGTGACGAGGGGGGATGGAAACTGCAATTCTGTCTTTAAGACCATAGGCTATGTTTGTCAATAATTCCGCTAGTCTTTTATGGTGAGTGGCTATAATGTACGTCGGGTCCATGTGCTGACAGAAGGTCAACAAGTCGTCTTGGCACCGCTTCGCGTGCTTCCGACGTTCAAGCTCTTCGAGCACGGCCAAAAGCCGTTCTTGTTCTGACGGAGTCAGCTTGTTGACGTTCGCCAAGGCAAACTGGAGTTCGGCGTCGGTGAGCACGGGGTGTGGTGGGTCTAACCCAGAACGGCGTCCACGTCAATGGGTGTTACGAGATCGACGGGCGGAGCCAGCACGACCGCCTCCTCAGCGTCCTCTGTACCCATCAACCTGCGCAGCTTGTCGCGCAAGGAGTTCTCAAGATCCACCGTCGAGCGATTGTTAACGGTGATTTCGGTGCGTTCGGTGAACAGACCAACGTCGCTGACCTTCCCGAGCAGCTCAAGGGCTTTCATCCTGATGCGGGGATCAGGATTTTCGCTCTCAAGGACGAGTCTATTAGTGACGTAGTGGCGCAGGCGCTTGGCATCGTGCACCACGTCCATGTCGTACTGGGTCAGGATCGAATTGACATGGTAGGCACCTTCGGGCGTCTCCATCGCGTACTTGATGGTCTTGGGTGCGGCGTCGCCCTTGTTGACGGCGCGGAGCGTTTCACGCGTGGTCTTGCGAACCTCGTCCGGGTTCGGAGGCTCATCCTCGTACCCTTCGGAGATCAAGACCCCAGCAGTGTTGCACGCGGCCTGGGCACGGGCTCTCACCTCGTGGTATGTCATGCTCTTGGGGGCACCGCCTGTGGGCAGCGGGACGAAGTCTTCGACTTCAGCTTCGATCATGGTGGCTTCCATGCGCCGCACCTGGGCGTAAAACCACTGTACCGCACGGATGGTCTTCGTGTCAACCTGCCGCTTCGCTACCCATTTTGGTTCCATAGCACGGCGGGTACTTTAGGTACCATCGACGGGGGGTGTTTCCTACAGCGGACTTCGTCTGGGCACTGGGGATTTAGTACCCCCCGGGGGTACTTTTATTGTGTCGCCGTTGTGTCGTTCTTAAAGTGCTGCGCCGTTAGGGAGCACATCGCCGTTTTGTAACCCTTAAAGTGCCAAGCCGTTATGGACGTGGTCATCGTGGGTGTCGAATACAGCGTAGCGAGCGGGCGGGACTCCAAACGCCCAGCGGGGGGTACGGGGACGGTGGAGGTCCGGGGCTGAGTTTATCGGTAAACCATGCGCTGATTCCCACGGGTTTCCCTAGAGTGTAGGAAACTAGTTCCTATACTGCGCCGACAGTCTCGGTATGACACAAACCCGAATGAGGTAATGTCATGGCTACTAAGACCCCTAAGACCCCCGCTGAATTGCGGGCCGCTGCTATCGCTGCTGCAACGTCGGCTATCGCCCACAAGGGTAAGATGGACGGGTTCTCCAAGCGCTTCACGGCTGCTGTTCTGAGACTCGCCGCAATGGGTACCGCCACGGCTAAGGCTGAAGGTGAAGCTCTCGGCGCGGAGCTTACCAAGCTCACGGGCGGTGGATCATATGCGTCGAACGCAAAGCGTATCCTTGCAGCGAAGCCCGCTGCCGCCCGCAAGGCCCTTGAGGCTTGCGAGGACGAAGGCGGCAGCGGATTCCCTGCCCCGGCTGGATTGTTTAAGAAGTTCCCCGAGGAATTCCCGAGCCTTAGCGACACGGGTCGCAAGGCTAAGGAAAAGACTGCTGACAAAGCAGCGAACGATGGCGTAAGCCTGAACACCCCGGCAGGGTGGAAGATAGCCCTGACGGCGTTGTGCGCCAATGTCCAGGGTCTCAAGACCTGGACGAACGACGATATCACGGCATGCCGTGACTCAGCCCAGCGCATCCTGGCCTTGATCGAACGCAACAAGGCTTGATGACACCAGCCCCGGCGAGAGCCGGGGCTTTTTTGTGCCCGCAGGGTTCGCGCCCTGCGGGCTTTTTTGTTGCGGACCGGGTGTCAAAAGCACGCGAGTACGCGAGCAAGCACGAAGCACCAGGGGCGGCACGCGAGGACACAAGCGGCACGCGAGCCCACGCACGCACTGCGCGGACGGATTGCGCGACGCGAACAGCGTTTACTGGTAAACTCATCGAACACAAACGGCGTTTATTGGTAAACACACATCGCGGACGTTGAAGGACTACGTTTACTGGTAAACACACCCCCACGATGACATCCGTTCCCTAGCAGGGGCAGTGGGCGAGGCCGTGTTCCGGCGTGTTCCGATTATTCAGTTTCTTGCCAACTTCGCAAGTCGTTGTTTTTGCAGGGGCGGGCGGCTTTTGTTCCAATGTTCCTTATAATAGAGAATTTATAGAAGATCCATAGATAGGTAGTAACCCTATGTTTCTAAAAATTTATTTATTCCTTCTAATTCGTCCGCGAATTATCTCCGCGTCTCCAGATTAGTGATAGATACTTTTTCTCGCAACCCCTATATTAACTTGGCAGATTATAGCCGAATTCCGCACCGTGCCCAAAACCCTTAGCCCTGACAACGACTTAGCCATGCCGAAAAAAGTCGGAACACGGAGGAACACCAGCCCTTTAATCTAGAACGTTTTTCCCGCCCCTACGCGAATACGCTATAATCGCGCGCAACCCTGGCACGGTGCCGGGGTGGAGCCCCTCATGGACTACGCCTACCTGTACAAAATCCTCACAATCGCCTACCTCAACGAGAAGGGCGTGCCCGTCTTCCGACCCAACCACGTCAACGACCGTGCCGTCTGGCACAAGCCCGTGCCCAAGTACGGGGGCTGGTACTTCCTAGATTATCGTTTCGCAGCACCTGAGCCGATAATGGGGGCGCTAGAGGTTGCCCGTTGCATCGAGCCCGATGCCGACCCGCGTGACCCGAGGTTCGATGAGGTGCAGCGCACCGCCGAGGCTGAGAGGTACATCGACAAGATGACTGTGGAGGAGCGTTCATTCTCAAAGCGGAACGTCATCAAGGTGCGTGCGCGTGCCATCGAGGAGATGGTGGTGAAGTTCCGTGCCAAGTATGGGGCGGACAAGATGCGCGACATCATGGAGGCAGTGGCTAGGCTGTTCGATGTTAGCACTAGCACGGTGAAGAAGGCATGTGAAGCGCAGGTGCCCGCCAAAGCCAAGGTGTCAGAGGAGTTCAAAGAAGACCCACGGTGGGGGCACTTACGTTGGGCAGCAGCTCAAGCCCGTGCCAGTGCATATCTGACAGACACTTACGCACGTTCGGGGGTGCCAAAGGCTTACGGGAAGTTCGATCCTGGCGACGCACTGGTTCCACACCGAGGGGAGCGAGT